GAAACAAAAAAGCCTAAAGATTTTGTTATTTTTAATCCTGCAACCAACCCTAAATCTAAATCAATTGGTGTGCCTGCATATTGGTGACTATATTCGGACAATCCATAATGAATAGGTAATATATTAACCCAAGTCAATAACCAATAATTATCTTTATAATAATAATATGACAATCCCATCACCAATGATAACTCGTTAACTCGACCTAAATCATCTAAAAAGTTTTGATTATATTCAGCTATTGCACTACCAAAATAATGTTTAAAAAACTCATCATTTGAAGTAGCAAGTAAATCTCCATCTTTAAACCAATACCATTGTCCTTGCACATATTGAGTTGAATATCCAAAATCATTTGCTAAATCCTGAAAGGTGTTTTCCCCATTCGACCACACATCTTCAATAGGATTTAGATGATATACATCATGCTTTCTACCACAACCCCCAAAACTTAAATCTAACCCTCCTTTATTTATTCTATATCTTAAATCTAATGATGAAAAACTTAAATCTCTCATATCATCATTTTTAATCTGTGCTTTAGCAATAAATTTATCACTTACATACCTAAGCCAAAAATCAGAATTAGTAAATGTTTCTGATTGGTTTCTGATAAAAGAATAATTAAACAAATACTCCCAACCATTGAATCTAGATAGAGTTGTATAATCTGAAACGCTTTTTTCATCTCCATAATACCAAACCTGTCTTTTAGCCTCAAAATCAAAGCGAGCAATTTTCCTGATTCCAATAGTCGCATTTATATCAAATGGGTTTATTTGCGTAGTTTCTTCATATCCTTTATTTACAGCAATATAGTCTTGTGTTTCTATTGTAGAAGTTGACATTGTAAATGAACTATACACAGTTGCATATTGAAAAAAACCTTGTGATTTACAAGTTCCCATTCCTAATATTAAAAGTATTAATATAAAATATATATGAATATGATTTAGTTTCATTTTAATAACCTATTAATTGATATTGTGTAAATATTCTTAATGTAAAATCTGTTGATGAAAAACTCCCACTTGCTTCAATCTCCAATGCCTCTCCATAAACACTACTGTTTTGGATTCTATGTGTGCTTGTTCCTGTTAAAGGAACAATCCATGTTGAATTAGATCTAGCGCTTCTATTAAAAGAACTAATTGCTGCTAAATAGTTAGTAGTGTTCCCTCCATTATATCGGATATATAGTGTTCTGTTTTGACTCTCATTCGAGCTGACATATCCATTTACTTCAATCCATATTTGTAGAGGAAAAATATAACTATTTGCATCTGCACTTACTAATGTTTGTTCTGTTGTTCCTAAACCTTGATACGCAGCATTATCTAAATCAGTAATAGAAAGATATAATCCGTTTCCAATGGAGCGTGTGATGCGACTATTAGTAAAAAAAATATAAGAACCTGATGGTAAAGGAGGTAAATCAATTGAAGTTATATTTAATGTGGTATCAGTTGCACTACAGGATTGAGAAACTACCACCTTTGTATAAGAATTATTTACCTTGCTTGCAATATATAATTCATCACCTTTTCGGATTATATCTTGCCCTATTGCTTTAATAGTTAAAGCGGTAGTTGTTCCATAAGCATCTGCATTTAGTGTGGTAACATTTGTTCTGTCTTGTGCGTTTTTAAGACCACCTCTCAGCACATTTATTCTATGTTGGTCATATAAATCTGCTTTTGCCTTTTTGATAAGAGTTCGGGATTTTTTCCATATTTTCCCCCCATGATAATTTACTACTGCTTTTGTCATAAATCTGCTTGAAATAATATATTAGGATTGTTAATAAAAGGGTCATTGTTCTGTTCATAATAACTGTCATCTTGAATATTAGATTCTGTGTTATCATCCATTTGTTGCAGGTGCATATGCCATGTGTTTGTCATAGCGGTATATGTTCCCCCTATTGGAAAAAAACCAACTATATCATCTGATGCTGTTTCATTTAAACGCATATTCACTTTAAAACTGTTAAAAAAGCCAACTTCCCACGATTGATTTAAACCCATAAATTTAATATCATATTTAAATACAGGATAAGCTCTTTTTTTAATTATCTCTCTACATAATAATACGTGTAATGGCTTATAGGTCGAATCATGCTCCGTTCTCCAATTAGCATTATTTTGTGCTTGATTCTCAGGAACAGTTGTTGTGGGATTTGTATCGGATGGAGATGTAATCCTAATACCTCCAAAATATGCGGTTGGGGCTAGATTAGCTTGATTTACACCACCTGCAAGCTCTGCAATCCAAGGTGGAGGGTCGCCAATAGTAAAATCAGGCTTTATGTCCATTTGCGCTGAGGCATCTGTATTATAATTAGAATACCTACCTTTTTCAAAACCAAAGTAATCTGCAATTTGCGAACCATCAAACAGCATATTTGCTTTTAAATCATTTATCGTATAACTAAAATCCTCAATTGAAATTTGACCTGCGCTAATAAGGCTTAAAAATGAACCGCTAAACATTCTTGATGTTGAGAAATTAGAAAATTCCAATCTAAGTCTTTTCAAATATGCTTGGTCAGGCGAAAAAGGATTTGGGTAAGATTCTGAAACAATAGAAAAAGGAATAGTAATACTTTGTATTTCATCATTTACAAGTGGTGGATTATCAAGTTGGAAAGTTACTCTCGGAGTCGTATCATTATCAAAATCTGTAACAACATTTGACCACGTTGCAGTAGGTCCTCCATTTGACCCAAAAGTTCCATCTAAAAATCTCATAGTTTCCCCATCATCCAAATCATCACCATTATTTTGTGCTTGTGCATACTGAGATGCGCTTTTATTGGTAAGAACTGTTCTCACTCCCATATAGACTTTAAATGATGTATCAATAAAACTATTTTCCCCTGCTATAATAGCATCCAAAGGAGCATAACTCCAAGAAAATCTATAATTAAAGGTTAGTTTTCCTGTGATAACTAAGTTATCCTGACCTGCAGTTATAGGAATAAACCATCCATTATTATTAGCTCCTAAAGCTGTATAAGGCATATCAGCAGGAAAATAAGGAGTATTTATTTGATAATCAGGAGGCGCTACAGTAATTGAATTGCTACCAATCCAATTCATATATCCGTTAGGTGATACAGCAAACCCATAAGCCGCCCAACAAATTAGATTGGAATAAGTTGCATCTGTAGAAGTCGCTTGATTTAGCGGAAAACTTACAAGGTCGTGAAAATAATTAGTAGAAACTCTACCTAACGGAGCAGCATAACTAATTTTATTACCTTTTAATTTAGGTCTATTCGCAGCTATATCATAACCAATAGAACGTGTAATAGTCATAGCAGGTGACTCTAAGGTAGATGTGTTAGGAACTAAATATTCATACTCCGTTAAAGCTGTATTTGATGAATCGTAAGCCTGATTATTAAATATTCTACATGAAGTTGTTATAGCTTCTGTAGCTTCACTAAACATCACAGAGCGGTCAAACATCCACCAAGTTCCTCCCACTAATTCATTTATCTTAAATGATTGAAAAAATTGAAAACCAAATAAAGTAGCAAGCTGATCCAATATTTCATAATAAGTCATAAACTCATTATTATCTTTTCGAAATGCCGCTTCATTAACTAGAGCTAATTTATATGGGTTATAAGTATCTTTCCACGTAGAATCAGTTATATTTCCCATATTTTCATGAAATCTATTAGATGTGTTTCTAATAGTTATTGTAGATGTTCCCCCTGAGCTTGGGAACATAGTTGAATAATAAAGAGTTTGTTCAATAGATGATTGAAAATATTGTAACACACAAAGCCATGAAGCGCCTGTTTTTGGTGAATAGATTTTTTGTTTTAATTTAGCCATACCATCAGTAGCCCTAATTCTTATTCTCTGTGGAAAAGGTTGGTCCGCAATTGTAACTGTATCATCTATTATATCGCCCCCCCAAGAATTTATCCAAGTGTCCTCAGATACATTATAATGCTGCATAATGACAAACAATTTAGATTCATTATTCTGTAACAAATCTCCATAAATATTTCCTGTAGTGGGTGTTCCTGTAGCAGCAGGATTTTCAGTAATTAAAAAATCAAATGTAAAAGTTGATGCTTTTATTCCTTTATAGTGAGCATCATTCGTGCCTTCATACTTTAATTTAAATCCATCCATTCCAGCTTTAAATTCGCACACACTTCCACTATAACTAACATGATATATATTTATTCTAAATCGTGTATCGTTATTACTATAAAATTCACATTGATATTTAATTCCAGCCATTTATGATAATCTGTTTGTTGTATTTGTTTCTCTTTGATTACTAAGCATGATTCCTGAACCATCAATATATCCATCAACTGTCATGTGTGATGAACGCTGTTGACCGCCTCCAAATAAATTTGTTCCTGCAACAATTGAATCTCTTGGAGATAATGAAAATGCTCCTTCAGGACCTACTATATATCGACCTTGCGAAGGTCCAAAGGCAACATCTCCAACATTTGTAATACCAGCCATAGTGTCCAATCCTGCGGCTAAATTCATAGGAGCTACAGGTAATCCAAGCGCTTGCATAACTGTTCTTAAAACAAGAGTTTTTATAATCATTTTTAAAACCTCCTGAGTCATACTTTTCATAAATCCTTTAAACGCTTCTTTCATACTTTCCCCTTCTACAATTGCAGTTGACAGCGCATCCGCCATACCTTCGCCAAATCTAGTTGCAAAGCTCTCAAATTCCTGCGCCATAATATTAACACCCTCTGACCAAGATGTGCTAATATTGTCAACAAATTGTTGAAATTTAGTTTGTTGCTCATCTAAATCCATTCCCAAAACTAATTCCTCTCCTCCATCACCTGTTTCATCAGGTTGCGCATCAGCTGCTGATGTGTCACCATACAAGTTATCCATTCCCATGAACCCTGTAATCTCACCCCACATCTCGCTGAACATATTTTTCAAAAACTCTCCTGCATCATCAAAAGGTTTTTGTATATCTTCAGGAGTAACTGTTCCTTCAATTCTCCCATCTTCCACATTATCCATTACATTATCCCAAATGTTTTCAGAATTATCATGGAAATCACTAAAAATATCACTTAAATCATCCGCCAAATTTGATTCACTTGTGTCCTCTTTATCTCCTGATTTATAGGATGGACCATCAGGACCAAACAGAAGATTATCCATATTAAACCCAAAAGCATCTCCCATAAGGTTATTCATAATAGCTGCCTGCGGTTTAGTAGCCATAAAACCCCCATAAATTTTTTCTGCTGTGGAAGCATCTCCTAATTTTTGGAATCTACCTATTGTGTTATTTACAGTAGTTTTTATTTTTTCTGCCAAAAACTCAATGATTGATACAGCTAATTCAAAAACAGTAACTACTATTTGAACCATTTGAGCAAGTAAACCCATTATTCCCCAAATCAATCCCCTAAATTCTACAGTATTATTATAAAAATCAATAAATTTATTTGCTGCATTTGCAATTCCAATTTTTATGCTATCCCAGTAATAAACAATCAAAGCTAACACCCCAGCCATTAAAGCTAATTTAGGATTATTCATTAAGAATTTAGCAAATGATGTTCCCACACTTCCAAGCATTGTAACAAGGCTACCCACACCCATTAAAATTGGTCCACCTGCTGCAAAAGCAACAGCAAGTTGTGTGATAAATTCTTTGGTTTCAGGATTCAGTTCTTTCCATTTAGAAACTAAATTTTTGATCCATTCAGAAAACTGTAAAATAACAGGAACTAATGCTGTTCCAAGCTCAATGAGAGCATCTTTTAATTCTTGAAGGGCTTGATTTAATTTAAAGGATGCTGTTTCTTCTACAATTTCAAAGGATTCATTTAATGCGCCTTGACTATCCACCAAGCTGCTCAGAACTTGCTCATAAGTTTCAGCTTGTGTTCCTGCTGTTCCTAATACAGTTGTCAATGCTCTAACATTACCAAATAATGATGAGATTGCTTCATCATTATCACCAAATGTTTCCATTAAGTGTGTTAAAGTAAGCATTAAACCCCTCTCACCAACCATTTTCCTAACATCTTCTATGCTTAATCCATAAGACTTTAAAGCTAATTTGGCTTGTGCGGTTGGCTTTATAAGAGCTGACATTACCCCCCTTAGACCTGTCGCAGCTTCTTCAGCACTAACCCCTAATTTTGTAAATGTTGCAATAGATGCACCTACTTCTTCAAAAGTAATACCTAATGTAGCGGCTAAAGGTGTAACTCGACCTAAAACAGGAGCAAGTGTTTCCGCCTCCAATTTACCCTCTCTAACTGTTTTTAATAAAATATCTGATGCTTGGGCAGCTGTTAGATTAGTATCAGCATAAGCATTTAAAACACCTGATAATGCACTTGCGACAGATTTAGTTTCTCCTAATCCTATTGCAGTTGATTTTGCTGACATTTCAAGCGCAGCTAAAGCATCATCACCCCTTAAACCTGCTGAAGTTATATCAAATAAGGCTTCAGCTAATTCATTTGCACTTACTCCTGTTTCAGTAGCTAAATTTCTAACTTCTTCAGAAAACCTTGAAACTTCAGAAGCGGATATACCAACCAATGTCCTAATCTTAGTCATTGATTTATCAAAATCTAAAGCTGTTTTAGCTGCATAACCCCCTAATAAAGCAAAAGGAACAGAGAAGTTTCGTGTAATAGATGATCCAATAGACTGCATTGAAGCGCCAAAAGCCTTCATACTTGCAGTTGTCTTGGTTATTTGTGATTGAAATTGTTTAGTGTTTAAGGTCAGAAAAACACTAATATTTTTTGATAGAGGCATTTATTTTCTTGCTTTATGAATTATATAATCAATTTTACTTTTCTCGCTTTTTTTACTCTCAGCTCTCTCCCAATCAAACTTAACCAATTGTTGAGGTCGTATTTGTTGGTGTCTTTTTCTTTCACTATTGATTAATGCAACAGTTTGGAATCTAACACGTTCCCATTCAAATTGCTCTTTCCTTTCTAGTAATTCAAAAAATCCTTCACTTTTTAAACTGAATGTTTTGGGTGTCATATCCCAAAATTCATCCTCAGTTAATCCTAATTGCCCTAACCCTATTTTTAAACAGTTTTCAAAGGTTGGGGGGGTTACTTTCCCCCCTTTACCTTTTTTATGTTAGAGTTTTTTTTACTCACTTGTGACATTGAATCACTAAATATTTGCATAGCATCTGTCAACGCTTGTTGGTCGGTATCTAACCAATCGGCAACATCATCAAATGTGATATTAAATTCTAATTTTGATTTTCTTGCTCCATGTTTCAGTCCACAATAAACCATATTAATTGCAGTTGAGATAGGCATATTATCACCAAGTTTAGCTAAATCCGCCATTGTTAAACCACAAGCATCACACCAATCTGATAGAGTTGCAAAGCCATAATGAACAGGTCGCATATTACCACCTATTGCTATTTTTTTTAATTCTTTCATAGTTTTATATTAATTTTTTTAAATATAATATATAAAAAAGCTAAAAACAATAGTGTTTAAATTGCTATTAGTTTGTAGCAATAGTCAATGCTCCTGTTCCTTGTAAAGAAATACTGTATGTAGCAGCATCTTCATTTGGAGCATTTAATGTGCATGATGTAATATATGCTTTTCCTGTATATTTATAATCACCTGCTTCATCACTCGCTTGGTTAAACTCCACATCAATTTGTGTTCTCGATTGTAGAGCTGACATTAAATTATCCGCTGCATTTGTTTCATCTGTGGTGTAAAAAGCCTCACAATCCATTGTGAACCCATGTGCCGCAGGCAAATATGCTTTAGTGTGTGATGAATCTTTATTAGTAGTTTCAAATGTATCTAAGCTGTAACTAACTGTGCAAGATGTTGAAGCTCCTAACAAAGTAGGAGAACCGCCTCCTGATGTATCTACTGAAAGGACCAAGTCCGTTCCATTAAAAATTCCTGTTGTCGCCATATTTTAAAATTCTATTTTAATTAATTAATTATTATCTTCTTCTTCTTTTTCTTTTTTGATTTTTTGTTTTTTCGGTTTTACTAAATTATGTTCATCTTCTATCCAACCCCCATTAAGTAAATTCATATAACCTGTCTTATTAATAGGTCCATATTTATCACCTTCTTTTCTTCCATCCATTTCTCTATCTTTAATAAATGTTACTGTATATTTTTTCATCTTAATCTAAATTATGTTTATTTAATAAATAGTCTTTAATTCTATTATATTGTCCACCCCCAAAGGTTATTTTCTTATCAAGCATTACACAATCATATAAATCAAATTCTCCATCATGTGGTGAATTAATGCCTAATCTTTTAAATCTAAATGTTGCCCCTGATACACTTGCAGAAAAATTAGAGTATCTAGATTTCTCTTGATATAAAATATCACCATTTGGATCATATATTTGGTATTGACCTGATGAATCATCTGATGCACCCCAAGAAAAAGCAAAATAAGTTTTATCCTCAAAATTAGGAACAGATGTTCCTGCTACTGTTAAAGCAAATAGACCACCAATTTGAAGAATAACAGAATTAGTAGAACCAACTTTTGTCATTCTAACCATAGCGCCTGCATCACCACCTGAAATTGCTCCTGCGTGCATAACTGTTATACCTGAATCTCCTGTTGATACTTTCTTTTGTAATACCATAAATATTGTGCAACCACTTGTAAAATTCACACCATCCGTAGCAGCAAGTTCTAATTGTGCAGGAGGGTCAGTTGTTGATTCTTGGTCAAATCTCATTGAACCATCTTCTCTATATTTTGGCTTCGCACTTACAGATACTTCATCTCCCTGTGTTAAATTTAAAGCAGAATCACCTCCACCACTATAACATAACGATATATTATCACCATTCGTAGTAGGTATTTGTCTTACAGTTGCATTTTTACTTAATAAACCTGCTATTGTGCCTCCATACCACGCATAAGCCCCCATACTTGCAGGGTTCACTATATATCTAAGGTCGAACTCCAAATACTTTTCATAAACTCTTAGATGGTCATTAAAAATATCAAAGCTCGTATCATAAAAAACCTGTTGAATCCAATAACCCTCCACAATAGAACATCCAGCTGTTGGAGGAACTCCTGATATACCTGTTAAGGGCAAAGCATAATTGGTTTCATCCTTATATCTTTCAAAAGTTGAAATTACAATATCAGCAATATTTTGCACATCTGCATAAGTGGTAGCATGAACACCAATCACTATCCTTGCTTCCGCTTTTGGATGTCGCCTTGCTTTTATTTCAATTGGTTCAATATCTTTTAATTCATACATCAAAGATGGATAAGTTTCATTCTGTGGTATTACAGAAGGAAAAATCCTTGTAGAAACTAAATCAGTCAAATCAGTTTCAGATGATAATATTTTATATATTGCTTTTGATATACTCACCGCCAATTTTTTTCTATAACTAATTGTATTAATTTGTCTTCTATTCTTCGAAGGGCTATTTCTTTGTTATTTTCCAGAGCAGGAGAAATAAAATCATTTGCTCTAGTTTGACCGCCTCCCCTTGTTTTATGTCCTTCAACAACCCAGTTCACATAATATCCATCATATTTTGCCCTTCTCCCTGCTCTTGCTCCAACCACCACTAAAGCATTTTTTCTACTAGAAATCCTAGAAATAGATTTTTGCAAATTTCCTGTTCTTATAGGAGCGGTTGTTTTCATTTGTTTCCAAATAGGAAAAGCCCCAAAACTTAAAACCCTTCTTAGTAATCTATTTTTTTTCGCATCAATATCACACCTTTTAAGCCTTCGGATTACTTCATCCATACCTACAAGTTTTATGTGACTTTTTATTTGCGCCATTTTTACTTTTTTCTAAACCCCTATTTTTTCAACTTTTTTTTCTTGAGGGAAATTTCATCTAATTAACTTTCTCGCTTACCCTAATGTGATTATATCAAAGTAGGGTTAAAATGCCTTAAATCGTTTGTTTTTAATACCTGTGTTTATTTTTAATATTCCAAATAATTTAAGATATTTTTTAAAATTTAAGCCAATCTTCCATCATCTTTGAATGAACAATTTATTAAAATTCCCATTCCCCTCCCATTATATTCTACACTATCAATTTCATAATATTTGCTCAAATATTGAACTTGATATTTTTGTTCAGGATT